CTTTCGGTGGCGTAGACCCGCGCCTGTTGCAGCCACTTCAGAACCCGCGGCTGAACGATGGCCAAGAGCAGGCGATACAGTTTCGTATTCAAGAGCAGATGCAGGCAAGCCAGCAAGAGCAGGAAGAGCAGACGTGGCAGCAGCGCCAGAAGTTCGAAGAGCAACAGCGTCAGAATGACCCTGCCTATAAGCTCGGTCTGCAGGAATCCCAACTGAAGATCGACCAACTCAAGAATGACCCCGGAGAGATCAAGGTTGTTGATAAGAGGCTTGTTCGCACATTCCGGGACGGGCGAGTTGAAGATATCACGCCGAAGGACCCAGCCAACCCGGCCGGGAAGTTCCGCTTTGACGGACGATCAGTAGAGGGCCAGGCTCTGAACGGGCTTATCGATAGCGGTCAACTTACCGAAGAGCAGGCTCAGCAGCTCGGGGCCGGCAAGACGATAACTGACCCGGCAACAGGAGCAGTGTCGTTCCTGACCCCACAGAGCGTTTTCGCAGGCCAGACGCCAGCGGCACAGCAGCAGCCCTACGTTGATCTGTTCGGTGATAATGCTCAGCACTCGCAGGGGGTCGACATATTTGGGGATCAGGGCCAGCGTCGTCCTGCCCCCCAGAATGCACCGGTGCAATCAACAGATCAGGCACCAGCCGCGCCGGCGCCCGGTGGCCTAATCCCCCTTACCGCTGGGAAGCCGAGCAAGCAGCTGTCGGAAAGTGAGCGGAAAAACCAATCGCTGTCCACAGTCATAGAACCGGAATTGAAGGTTGTTGAGGACAACTACGACGCCCTCACTGACCCGAAGAACCAATTTTTCTCGCGTCTCCCAGCCAGTGAGTGGAAAACGACACCTGAGTATCAGCAGGCGGCAAATTCTCTCCAGACCATCGTTTCTTCCTACCTCTACAGCGTGTCTGGCGCGACTGCCACGCCTGAAGAGGTAAAGAAGCAGACCGATATTCTGACGCCTCTGCCGTTTGAGTCGAAAGAGTCGATCGAAAACAAGAAGCGGCGCATCCGCACGATGGTGAACGCGGTTAGGCAGTCAGGAAGCCTGCCCCCACTCGCAGAGCCGGCGCCTGTTTCGGATGACATAAAGGCCGCCCGCGATGCCATCGCCAGAGGCGCGCCGCGAGATGCCGTTATCAAGCGCCTGCAGGATGCCGGCATAGATACGACGGGGCTTTGATATGGCTGGTTTGAACTTCGACGATCTTATTCCAGCCAACCCGCCCGGGGACAAGAAATCAAAACTGACGTTCGATGACCTGATCGTCGGGAAAAAGCCTGTCGACACCAGCAACCAGCCGGTGGATGTGCCCACGGTCTTCACCGATGAGATGCTGTTCGGTCTTCCCATGAAGGCAACCAATGGCGTTCAGGCTCTTATGCAGCGCGGGCTCGCGGCACTTCCCGGCGAAAGCCCGTGGGAAGGGCAAACGGTCGGCGATCTGTATGACACGAACCGCAAGGAATATCAGGCCGCACGCGAGCAATATGCGGACCAGAACCCCGTAAAGAATACCGCGGCATCCATCGCAGGCTCTATTTATGGCGGCACTGTGCTCGGCGGAGCGGCCGGCAATGTCATCGGGCGCGTCGCTCCTCGGGTTGCTCAGGCGGTAAACGCTACCTATGCCGGCCGCATGGCTGGTGATGCGGCTTCCGGTGCTGCTCAGGGTGCTCTGTCTGCATATGGCCATGATCAGGATATCGCCACGGGCGCCGCAATCGGTGGCGTTGCCGGTGGTATGGCCAGGCCTGTCATTGATGCCGGCGGGGCTCTCGTAAGCTCTGTTGGCGGGCTTGTCGGTCTCGGCAACCAGACCCGCGCGAATTCGGCCATCACGAACGCCCTCACACGCTCCGGGCAGTCTGCCGATGATGTTGCGAACGATATAGCCACAGCGGCAGCGCAAGGGCAGCCGGAGTATACCGTCGCTGACGCCATCGGTAATTCAGGCCAGAGGATGCTTACTGGTGTCGCCCGTTCACCCGGAGATATGCGGCAGCAGATTGCCGAACAGCTCCAGAGGCGTCAGGCAGGGCAAGGCCGCCGCATTCAGAATGCGCTCGTCGAAGGCTTCGGCACTCCCCAGACGGCAGAACAGACACAGCAAGCCCTGACTGCACTGCGCAGAGCAGACGCCAATGTAAATTATACGGCTGCGCGACAGGGGGCGGGGACAGTCGATCCCACAGGGGCTATCTCCAGGGCAGATGACTTCCTCGGAACGGCTGGTAGTCTTCCGCGCACGAACATTGCAGACGACAGTGTCGAAGGGGCTGTCCGACGCGCCAGATCGTTTCTCACGGACGGCGACAATATCGTCAGTGATTTTGATACCGCGTTCCGTGCCAAAGTCGAACTCGACAACATGATCGAGAGCGGCAGCCCGACCATTCAAGGGCGCCTCATCCCGATCCGCGACGAACTCGACCGGGCGCTTGAGCGCTCTTCGGATGTCTACGCCAACGCCCGAGATACTTTCCGCCGCCAGAGCCAGGATATCTCCGCTGCTGACGTAGGCCGGGAAGCAGCCATGCGCGGCCGCGTCGAAGATACGATTCCGCGCTTCCAGTCGATGACGCGACCTGAGCAGCAGGCGTCTTTTAGGGCAGGGTACGTTGACCCGTATATTGCCGATGTCCAGAAGGCCACTGGCCCGATGACGAACAAGGCGCGTCCGCTCATCAGCGATGCAACGGCGGCTGAATTCCCGGCATTCGCAGCACCTGGTCAAGGCCCCCAGCTCATGGATCGGATCGCCCGCGAGCAGCGGATGTTCGAAACGACAAACGCGGCGCTCGGCGGTTCTCGTACGGCAGACAACGCGGCTGATATGGCCGATGTCCAGTCGTTCGATCCGACCATGCTCGGGATGATCGCCACCGGGCAGTTCAAGAGCGCTGCTCTTCGGGGCCTGCAGACCGGCATCAATACTCTTCAGGGGCGGAATACCGCAACGAGAGACGCAATTGCCCGCATGCTGCTTGAGAATGAACCTCAGGCGGCTCGGGATGCGTTGAGAGGCGCTGTGAATTCCGGGAACAATACCAGACGGGTCAGAGAAGCGCTTGTCAGAGCCCTGACAAGCTCCGGAGCAACGGCGCTTCCGAAGATCCAGTCCTACTAATAGCCACGCCAGATGTGAAGTGCGATGGCGACTGCCGCAATTGGCAGGATGTACCAGAACAAGTCCATGGGGGTCGGTTCTCTCCCCCACTTTTCCCGAGCCCACTGTTTTTCGCCTTGGCCGGGTATTTTCAGGTGTTCATGCGGGTCGTGATCGATCTGCTTCATTTTATCTCCAGAAAGCCGCCCGTCCCTACATATCATAGGGCGGCTCTTCTTCGATAGAGGAGTTACGACCATTCCCAGGAACGGCGCCGGAATTTATTCGAAGCCAGCCAATACGACGGCTGTGGCGAATACGACAATTGTATCGGCAAAATACAACTCAACCATTGACGACCTTGTCGCTGACGCTAACATCGCGCGGCCGGTCGTCGCAGGCGGCACCGGGGCAACTACGGTCGGTGCCGCTCAGAGCGCACTGTCAATTGATGGGAAGGTTGTCTACGCGGCCAAAAGTGCGAACTATACCGCGGTCGCGGCTGACAATAACGCGACGTTTCTCTTTACCGCCGCCGCCACTCTTTCGCTAACGGCAGCCGCCACACTCGCCGCCAATTGGCACCTGACTGTCACCGCAGACGGCGGGGATGTCACGATCGACCCGAATGCCAGCGAAACAATCGGCGGCGTTTCAACCCTCGTCCTCCATGTAGGCCAGACGGCTTCCATCATATGCGACGGCAGCAATTTTCGCGTCGAGATCCGCGGGGGTGCCTATGTTGCGCAAAGTGGCAACTATACGGCTCTCCTCGGGGATAAAGGTACCAAGCAGCGGTTCACGGCGGCGGCAACGCTATCCCTGACGGCCGCTGCGACGCTTGGCGCAGGTTGGACGATGGACATCTATGCCAACGGCGGGGATGTCACGATCGACCCGAATTCTTCGGAGACGGTCAACAGCGCTACCACTCTCATTATCCCGAACGGCAGCTCCGGAACGCTGTGGTGCACCGGGTCGGCGTTCTTCTTCGTCATGTCCGGGCTTGGCCTCATCCTCGTCAAGTCGATAGATCTGACAGGAGCAGCTTCCACGGCCGGAGCATTCACCGATCTGTCAGCGACCCTGTTCGATCAATACAAGATTGAAGTCATCAACGCTGTTCCGGCGACAAACGCCGTGGATATGTATCTCGAAAACAGCACCAACAACGGCAGTTCATACGGCGCCACATCGGACGTGAACTGGAGACGTAGCCAGCAGACGACGGCCTCTACAACGATAAGCGGCATCAATGCTGGCGCTGATACCAAAGCAATCCTTGCGAACAACGTCAGCAACGCGGCCAATATCAGCGGCTTCAGCGGCTCTTTCTCGATCACAGTCCCGAGCGCGGCGCGCGGCCGTGGCACGTTCAATTTTACCGGTCACACCGGGGCTAACGAATTTGGCGGGGAAGGATCGGCATTTTTCGCGGCCGCGACCAATGCATTGCGCATCCGCCCCTCGTCGGGCAACTGGACTTCCGGTAGAATCAACCTATACGGGCTCAAACACTAAGCAAGGGCTATCCATGTTTCGAATTTTCGCTTTTCTATTCGCGCTCATTGCGACATCAGCAAGTGCGCAGACGTACCCTCCGCAGATAGCAGCCATCAACCCGGCTTCCCTGATTACGTTGACCGATCAAGCAAGCGCGGACACATTGCGTTCCGACCTCATCACCAAGATATTCGGCCCTGCCGGGATGGATACGGCTCTTCAGCCGACGTACTTTTCCACTTATAATTTCGCCGGCTCGACGTGGGCGAGCGTTGTAAACCTGAACAATATCCAGGAATGGCGAGTGACCGTTGCCGGTGGCGTCGTTTCCAGGCTTTATCGCTTTCAGCCGACCACCTATCGGAACCCGACGACCGGAAAGGGGGCGATGATCATCAGCGCTGGTCATGGGCAGATCGGCACATCGCCACCCTATACCGATATCATCAAATGGCTCATCACCTCCGGATACGAGGTGTGGACGGTTGATATGCCGTTCAGCGGGCTCAACGGCCCTCCCTATACGGCTTATCCGACGATCAACATGGGCGGCCGGCTCGGCAATGTCCTGGTCCGCAATCATGACGAAGCAGAAGCTCTCCTGACGCCAACCTTCAATCCTCTGCGCTTTTTTCTTGAGCCGCCGCTGTCCATCGTCAACAACCTGAATAGCCGCGGGATCACCAACATAGCTATTTCCGGTCTTTCCGGAGGTGGCTGGACGACGGACGTTTATTCCGCGCTGGATACACGCATCAGAGCAAGCTATTCCGTGGCAGGTTCTATGCCGATCTATGCGCGTAGCTGGGCCCCCCCGAACCCGGCCCTTGGTGATTGGGAGCAGCGTGCCATTCCCTCTCTGGGCACCGACTATATCGACCTGTATATCCTGTCGTCGATCGGCACCGGTCGCCGCCATGTCAATCTGCACAATCTCAATGACGATTGCTGCTTCGGCGGCACCATTGCCAACCATTATGCGGCGGCGGTTGGCAATGTGGTGAATGCTATCGGCGGTAGCTATTCCGTCGTCATAGACAATACGGCGGCCACCCACACGATTACTCCCTGGGCGGCTAACTGGATCGAACAGGACGTAGCAACCCGCTTCTGAGGTTCCCATGCCTTCAGCAAACACGATATCCAGCGGCGCGGCGTTCTTCATGACGTTCGTGTCGCTGGTCATAACAGGCTTGTCCAGTTTCGATTGGTTAACGTTCTTTACCCCAGAACAGGCGCTTAAAGTCGTCGGAGCCCTGAACCTATTCGGGCTTCTCGTCAAAGCATGGGTAAGCTCTGCCGAGCAGATGGCAAAGCGGATGAACCCGCCAGCCTAAACCGGCCCACACTCTCTCAAAATCCGGAGACTACCATGGATCGAAGCGTCTTCTTCGACGCCGTTCGCGCGTCTGTGTTTGGCAATTCACTTGCGCAGTCTCAGGTAGATGGTATCGACGCCCTCCTTGACGCCTGCGCCGCCGAGCAGATCGCTGACGGCCGGCAGGTGGCCTATATCCTGGCTACTCCGATGGTCGAGACAGGCGGCACCTTCCTCACCAAGAGCGAGAGCCTGAACTATTCGCCCTCCGGGTTGCTCAGCACTTTCGGGCCAAGCCGCATCTCGCCTCAGGATGCCAACCAGTACGGTCGCACGCCTCAGCATCCGGCGAACCAGCAGGCGATTGCCAATCTCGTCTACGGCGGTGAATTCGGCCTGAAGCAGCTCGGGAACATCCAGGGCAATGACCCCTGGACCTTTCGTGGCCGTGGCTTGGTGCAGGTAACTGGGAGAAGGAACTATACCAAGTTCGCCCGTCTCCTCGGCATCCCGCTCGATACAAACCCGGATCTGGCCATGGATCTCGATACTGCTGCGAAGATTGCGGCTGTCGGCATGCGTGACGGCCTGTTCACCGGCAAGAAGCTCAGCGACTACTTCAACCAGACGAAGACCGACTGGGTGAACGCACGCCGGATAATCAACAGCCTCGACCGTGCAGACGAGATCGCGCGGGATGCCCAAAAATTCTTCGCAGCCATCAAGAAGGCCGCATGATGCGCCGGCAGATCATCGATGGGGTTGATGCGGCATCGCAGAAGCTGACCGCTGAAATCAACCGCATGCCGTGGTTCTGGCGGCGGATCGCGGTTGCCGGCATCCTCATCTGGTCGATGTCCCTCCTGACCTACCTCGCAGCAGTCGGGACGGAAAATACCCGCTCAGATATCGCCTTCTACCTCTCGGGCATACTGATTTCCACGATGGCCTCCTACCTCGGCATAGCCACCCTCGATCATCAGAACGAGCGCAAGGCCAATCTCGCCGCCGCCGCTATCAGCCCTCCCACGGATGTTGGATCGGTGCAGACCGATGTCAACGTGAAAGTGTGACATGGACCAAACCTATATTGCCCTAACCGTGGCGATTGTCGGCCTACTGACATCCGTCGTCACCCTGGCGACTGTGGTTATCGGCCTCACCCGAGGCGTGAAGCGAGACGCGCAGATCCACAATCTCGCCTTGTCTGTCGATGGGAGACTGACGGAGCTGATCGCCATGAATGCCAAGTCTTCGCATGCTGAAGGGGTAATTCAGGGCAAAGCAGACGAGCGGGCAAACCCGTCATGATCGGCTTCCTCCTGACCCCGCTCGGCAAGATAGCCGGTGCCGCGCTTCTCCTCGTCGCCCTCTACGGCGGCTTCCGTCTGTGGCTCCATAACCACGATCAGCAGATCCTCTCAGGCTATGTGCTCCAGAGCGAGAAAGACGCTTCCGATGCCATCATAGCCAAGCTCCAGCGCGAAATCCTTCTCGGCCAGCAGATCCGCGAGCAGGCTGACAAAGAGGCCGAACAACTCGACATTCAAAACCAGAAGACGGAAGCCGCCAATGAGAAAGCCATTGCCGCTAATCCCGGCGGCGCTGTTGTTACCGCTGACGATATCGCTCGCATTAAGCGGGTGCTCGACGCTCAATGAGCGGAGACAGAGTGCGGCAGTTCAGAAGGCTATCGCTCAAGCGCCCGTCCATCTACCGGATCTACCCCCCAAGTGCAGGCAGAAAATGCCCATCATCCCGGCCCCTGAAGGCGCTGAGTGGTGGGGCGTCTATGTCCGGGCCGTGACTGCCGCAAAAGCGCAAAACGACCGTACGGCTCTCTGCTCCAGATTTTACGACAATGTGAAGACGAAATATGAGGGCCGATGATGGGCATGAACCTAGGCATAATGATCGGCATTGGCAGCAACAATGGGGCTGGCGGTGGTGGCACGCCTACTGAGCTGCAGACGCTCACCCTTTCGAATACCTCGTTCTCTCAGGACACCGTACCCACTACAACGATTGCCTCTATCGGAGGCAAGACGAGTGGGTCCAAGATCGAAATCATCGGAGGGAATGGGAAGCTAGCTCTAAATTCCAGTTGGACGCTTTTGATTAAAGGGCTGATCGGCCCCGCTGCCGGAACGTTCGATATCACGCTTCGGGAGATCCATCCGACACTTGGCACCAAGGATACGGTCTTTACGATCACGGTGACGGCATTGACTGGCCTACATCCGTCGTCTGCGTCTCAGGCAATGGCCGGCGTCTATTCGCTGAAGAAGGTGGTTACCGCCTATGCCGGCAACTGCCTCCAGGTTCGAGATAGCACCAGCACCCTTCGCACGGTCGGATTCGACGGTAATGGCGATCTTGATCCCAGCGTGTTTTCCGCATGGGGAGACGGGCTCACCTTTACCGTTGCGACATGGTACGACCAGAGTGGCAATGCGAATAACCTCACCTCTTCGTCACGTCCGAAGCTCGTGTTCCCGAATGCACCGACAAACTACAATGGCAGCTATATCGACTTTTCCCAGGGAACGGGCGGCATCAATCTGCTGACCGTCAATACCTTCCTGAATGTCGGCGGCACGAACAACCTTGCAGCCTTCGTTGTTGCTTCACGTCTTGGTTATGGGTCGGCCTCAAACCCGCATCCTCGTCCTGGATCTCCTTCAACTTCGATCGGCGTAGCAACGCTTCTCGGCTACGGAACGGCGGTCGGCGGCAAGCTGCTGACCTCGATCTCGAATCTTGGCAACGGCCAGAATGACGCGACATCGTTCAGCATCAATCGCGACAGTCTTGGCCGATCGGCCGCGCCTTACGATCTGCCGGAGTGGCTCGCGCTTGAAGAGGCTGCGCCGAGCGCCACGGCCGGCTTCATCAATATGTGGTTCAACCAGTCTGGAGCAACTGTCTCCGGAGGTGGCGATACCCGCATTCATTATTCCGCCCGAGAGCATGGCGTCACGGGAGCTTCTGCACAGCGCCTGGTGGTCGGCGCCACCGGCAACCTCGGCCTGCAGCACAATGGCGGGGTGAAAGAAGTTATCCTGTTCAACCCGGCGTCCCCGCTCTCCGACACGGAAAGCCAACGGATCGGGATCTGGCAGAATGGCCGCTGGACAGTTCAAGACACTGTATGGGCGAACCGGTATTTCGTGGTTGGTCTTGGACAGAGCAACATCAACGGCCAGTTCTCGGCAAACACCTCTGGCGACAACACCGGCGGGACAGAGTCGATCACGCGCCGGTTTATCCCTAAGATGGCAGAGGCGATAGGCATTAATTCTGAGAGAATCCTTGCTGGCTATTCAAATCGCACGATGCGCGGCGGCACGGCGCTCCTAAAGAGGCCGATGCCCGGTGATCCGACAACCGACTTTTACTTCTGGGACGAGGACACCAGCACTCCTGGCAACCTCTGGACCGGCGTGGACGGGTCCAGCGTCGGCAACATAAAGGGCTATCTCGACGCCATCAAATACATGAAATACAAGCGCGTCGTGATCGTCTACGCTCAAGGCGAGGAAGACGCGGCTTCTTCCATGACAGGAGATCCACGCCGTCTGCAGTGGGCCCAGCAGAGCTATTCCTACCCCGATTATGTCAGAAACTATATCGGCCAGCCCGAAGCCCCGATCGTTTACCAGCCACTTGCCCGCTATGATGCAGGTCTAGTCAACTCGAAATATATGCGCCGGCTCCAGGCTTCCTATCTGACGCAGCAGTTCAATTGCTTCCTTGCCCCGGACACCGGACATCTCTCCCGCGGGACAGGAGCCAATTACATCGCCCATCTCGGGACTATGGCTGTTGCGGCGAACGGTGGCTACGACGCGACCACAGGCGGAGCAGAAGACGGCTACCAGCGCGCAGCATGGCAGAACGCCAAGGCAGCAGGCCATGCTATCCATATGGTTCAGGGGAAAGACCTGGCGCTCAATGACAACTGGCGCGGGCCGGAATTATCTGCCGCAGTGCAGAGCGGGGCAAGCACGATCGATGTCACCGTTTCCTATCCGTACGGGTGTGGCGGCAGCGACATTTCTACGGTGTCAGGCCAATATGGCGGGTTCACCGTCTACAACGCCAGCAATGTGGCGCAGACGATTTCTTCCGTCTCTAAGGTGAATGCCACCACCATGCGCATTACACTCTCAGGCTCGGTCCCTGTGGGGTGGTCTGTCGTCTACGATCCGAACTATGCTTCAGGTACTGCCGAAGGCGCGAACGTCCGCAACCAGCTTGTAGACAATAACAGCGAGCTGAACTTGCCTGTTGCGTCTTCTCAGATCCTTACGGGCTAATTCCAAAGCGACCCGACATGCTGTTAGAGCAGCGCGCCGGGTCTAACCTAAGACGACCTCACGGGACCGCCAAAGGCTACATCAACTTTATGGCCTAAACCTTCCCTAAGACTTAATGGCAGTACATCGCAGGGCATAAAACACGATGGCGGAAGAGATGGGCAGCGGCACGGAAGTCACCAGGGCATACCAAGACGCCATCCAGGCCCAGTTGGGCGAGCGCGTCACGAACCTTGGTCGTAGGCAGACAGACCTTGAATCGGAAATGCGTTCCGGCTTCAAGCAGATGGAGACGGCTGTCAGCAGCCTCGCCAACGAGATGCGGACCTCTGTTGCCTCGCTGTCCACCAACATCGCCGAGAGGAACCGACCCCAGTGGCAGGCGATCGGCGTAACGCTGACCTTCTGCGCCATGATCGGGGGGCTCGTCTACTGGCCCATCAACGCCTCCACTATCCGCCTTGAAAGCGCCATTGCCACGATTGCCGACAAGATGGTGACGCAGAAGGAGATGGAGTGGAGGACGCAGAGAGGGTCGGAAGACCGGGCAAGGACGGAGATGAGCGTCAAGGATATACGCGAAAGCCAAGTGCCGCGGCTGGAGCTGGATCGCGTCTTCGAAAGCTATAACCAGCAGTTCAGAGACCAGCAGCGTCAGATAGACGAGGTCAAGACGGCGCAAGGATCGGTTTACGGCACAAGGGACATATTACTCGACCTACGAGAGCGGATCGACCGGATGGAACGCCAGCGTCTAGCTGCATCGCAAAGCGGCGGTTAACTGCCCACGACCAACTTCCACAGTTCACCCACTAACACCACAATAAGACCAGCAAAGAAGATGAGGGTGTAGATTGTCCAGCGTAGGCGCGTAAACATCTTAGAAAAAGGAATCGTAAAGGCAAAGCTGTTGCCGCAACCAACCAGGAACACGCGATCCATTTTCCATTGGGGGCGCGTCACCAATAGGCTTGAAGTGGTTCGGTAAGACAGTCTCGTCCATCCAGACGCCTCTCTCCAGTTCGTAACCAATCGTTTTCGCCCGGTTCCACACTTGGAAGCCTTTTTCGAAGCTGTCGCCGTATCTCATGCCTTTCCCCCTTCTTCCCCTCTCAGGATCGCTGAATACGCAAGCTTCCGCCTTGCAATAATAGCGCTCGCCTCTGCTGGAGTTATCCGCAGCTCATTTGCCAACGAATGCACGTCCTGCATATATTGAAGTTGTTCCTGTGTGGGGAGCGCCGCTGTCAAGCCTGGACTGACATGGCCGAAAATGCCTCTGAACGCGTAACCGAAGATGTTGCTCATGCCTTTTCCTCCTTGCGCAGGATCTCAGATATCCTGTCTAGCACCTCTGCATGACTGCCGGAAAAGGAACATACTGTTTCCTTGTCGTTCTCCTTGATTTTCATGATTGCAGCGCCAGTTCCCTTCGTGAACCGCGCGGTTATCTCAAGATGTCTTGCTGTCTTCATGATGCCTTTTCCTCATTCTCCTTGAGAGCGTAAACGTCCCGCATTTCCGGGAACATTATCTTCACATCCGGATTGGCGGTTATGAGGGCGATGTATTCGCTGTTTTCTGCAAGCCTCCGCTGGCAAATCTCCCGAACTTCATCGGTGTAGGGCTTGCTTATCTTCTCGATGAGCCTTTCCATTTCTGGATCAGTCTCCGGCTTCCGTGCCAAAAGAGCAGACGCCATCGCGGCCAATCTATCCATCATCCGTCGCTTCTCCATTCACCTTCCTCCTTTACAATAGCATGGGGTGGTCAGGAGCCGAACATGAGAAAGATTACGCCCATGATGCCCGTTCCGATAATCGCCCCGGCAATTGTTAGAAACATGTCTATATCAGTCATTGGGCTTTGTCCTTGCGCTGTCTCTCTCCGCAAGAAGAGCCATCGCGACAGCCTCGGCGATCTTCCGCCATCCATAGGCCTGCGGCAGCACCGATGTGACGTTGATGGCCGTCTCCCATATGTCTTTCGGAATATGTTCTGGCCGGCCTTGCTGTGTCCAATGACGCATCACATCTTCCCCACTGACTGCAGCGCATCTCCCCAGAGCTTCGACGGGCACTCTTCTGGCTGTTCTCCCGTGAGCTTGGCGAAAGTCTCGCGAGCCTGCAACATCTCATCGCTGAAGTCTCGGTCGTCGCTATTGAGCCACTCAAGATACGTGCATATCAGCGTCGTTGCCTCAAAGGCGCTGATCTTCTTGCCGTGGACAGAGGCAACAGCATCCATAGCCTGCTGCAAAGCAAAGTCGTCAAACTCTATATTCATCTCATTCTCCTTTATGGGAGCCACTAGGGCTCCCGAGCTACAAGTCGTTCTTAGGAACCGATGGGTAAATCGGCGCTGTCACTGGCATCACCTCCTTCATGTAAAATGGCGTCAATCGTCTTGTTCCACAGCGAGAGCCATGCCCCGCTATCGCCGGAGAATGTCGCGCGCCCGGTAATCTCATCCCCCTCGAAAAGGATAGGGATTTCATTGTATAGAGCGTCTGTATCCTGCATGGCCTCGATTGCGGCGATAGCGGCATATTGGTAATCTACGTTGACTCCATCAGGGAGCGCAGCTGCAACGTTATCCCGAATGGCTTGCGCTACCTTCTCGATCATGTTCATTCCACTCTCCTTCCGGACCGTTTGCGGACCGCTTCATCGGACAGAATAGGAACAGGCGAGAACAAAGAGAAACCGCCTGTCCCAGAAATGCTTGGTTTTCGCGAAGCATCCTCCGTTCGGGACGTGGGGGTCGAGTGTTCGAATCACTCCACTCCGACCAGTGTAACTTCTTGAAAGTTATATCATATTCCCGATAAGGTTAGAATACGTAACCTTTTATTTTCCACTGCATCGGACCGTTTGCGGACCGTTTCCTAGAAAGCGTTCGCTGCCTGATTCTGAAAATCCGGGCTGGCATGCGAATAGGTCCGCTCGAATTCTTCCGTCGTCATACCTAGAGATGCTGCCGCCTGTTCAGTATCAACTCCGGCCTGAGCAAGCCATGTTGCGCGCGTGTGGCGCAGGACATGCGGCGTCACGTCATCGGCGAATCCCGCCGCATCCCTGACCGTCCTGAACGCCTTGTGCGGCTTCGTGATCTTCTCACCCTGGTAGGTGACGACATAGCGAAGCGTGACGGCTTTCCCATCCGAACCAACACCGGTATCAGCCTTGTGCCAATATCGCAGAAAGCGAAGCAGGCGCGGAGGTATCTTGACTGGTGCCCGTCGCTTGTTGTGCGCGACACGCTCGCCATCGGCGCGGCGATAGATCACGCCTCGGTCAAGATCGACGTGGCCGCCATTGGTGTTCGGTATCCACTGCAGGTTCAGGATCGCAGTCAGGCGGGTACCGGTGTAAAGGCCGATAAGGATCAACCGGACTAGGTGATCGCACTGTTTCTCGGTTCGCGCCGTGCGGAGCAGCTTCGCCACATCCGAGCGCGTCAACCACCGCTGGCGTGGCATTCCTTTTTCGGGAAGGGTCACCTTCGGCACCATGTCCAGTGTATTTTCGGCGTGGTAGTAATTGATTGCAGCGCGCATGACTTCCAGATCCCGCCTCGCGCCACCAAGGTTACCGCGGTCAACGGCATAATCCCTGCACGTCTGGCCCTTAACCTCTGTCAGAAACATATCTCCGAAGAAGTCCCCAAGCCGATCGATCATGGCGGACGTTTCCTTTGGCCGCGCCGTCGAATCCGCCCTCTCCGCCAGGTAGATCATGAGCGTATCGCCCACGGTCACCTCAGAGGCACGACTGCTCCGGATCGGCCGGTAGTTGGAGTGGATATATTCTGCGAGCTTTTCTTGCGCTCTGCCAACATCTGCTTCAGCGCAATCCGTGGCGATACGCTGCTTTCCGTCCTTGATGAACCATGTTCCAGTGTCCGGTCGGAGCCAGAGCCTTGCGGGGCGTCGTTTTTGCGGCATTTGTCGATCATCCTCTTGATTCCGTTTCGAGTTACGAAATCCTTATTGGCGATCTGAATGATTTCGAGATTGCCCTTCCTCGCCTCAGTGCGGAGAGAGGATTTCGTCAACTGCCCACGAAAGAACACTCGGCAGGCTTCTGCAAGGGTGATTGGTTCGTCATCGCCGATTTCCTCCATCCTACCCCTCCTTTATGGCGTCGAGTGCGGCGCGGATGCTGCCGGTGTCGGTCCATAACTGGAATGAATCCTCGTCTTTTAGGTGCGCCGGCGCCTCCACTGCAAAAGGCTCCAGCGCCTTCCTAAGCCGCTCGATCTCGCCTTCGATTGCCGACCTGCATTCCTGCGCATCGCCGTTCTCGGTATCGTGCTGGCGGTTCTCTCGGCCTTCTGCGTAAGCGAGTTGCCAATAGCGGTCGAGGAGGTCATGGATATTGCTCATCTGCTCACAACCTCTCCAGTCCGCGTGTCGATGACATCGCCGTTCATCTTCCTTTTGAAGCGCTGCTTCGGCTTTGCTTTCAGCCCTAGATGCTTCAGACGATTTGCATTGACTTTCGCCCTGATGGTGGCTTCAGCATTGGTCTTCTGCTTGTGTGCGGAGCCAAGGACAGCCTGAAGATTTCCCTCGCGGTTCTGGCCTCCAAGCCAAAGAGGCGTGATATGATCGAACTCGATCTTGTCTCCCGGCCGGAACTGATGACCGGTTAGGGCGCATCGTCCTTCCTGCTTCAGAAGGATGCGATTTTTGCATGCATCTGATGGCATGCTGTCGTCGGTGCGGCCGATCCACTCGGAAACAGCGCGGCTCATGGCTGCTTCTCCGGAGTTGCTGAGGAGAGGGCGGCGTCAACCGGCGCATGAAGATACCGCTCTTCTACCTTGCCGACAGCTTTTAGCTTTTCGTCATATGCCCACGAGTAGCCATACGGACTCGTAATCCAGTTTGACCACCTTTGTTCTGGCTCCATCCATATGCGCGCTTGCCAAATCTCTTTGTGACTGCTGCATATTATGGTACCGGCATCCAAGCCGCGCTGTTCGTTGCTGGTCATGGGCGGGCCCTCCCGATACTGTTCATCGCGACAAGGATGTCACTGAGCAGGCGAATGCACAGCGCCTTCCGGCTTTCCGACAGGCCATCCCAGAAATCCATCGAGCCGCCGCGCTGTGCAGCATACTCCTCACCCCAGAGGGCCATGGCGAGTCTAGCCTCGGCGTGTGGATTAATGTTTCGTCTCTGATCGTCCATATCCCTCTCCCTACTCAGCCGGTGCGGAATGGCCACGAAGGGCCGAAATTGCTCTGCGCCACCAAGGCTTCGGAGACGGCTTCTGGATGTCGATCTCCTGGCGGAGGCGTTCTGTGGTTTCGTCCCTCTTGCGGAGGTAGATGACGGTGGAGGTGCGGGCGTTGGGATAGCGGATCAAATGTTGCCGGGTGGAATCGCTCATGATCTATTTCCTTTCGCTGCAGCCATCAGGCGCTCAAGTGGAGAAAGATGCTCTTGGACAGTCTTCGCCTTCAGCGGTGGAAGCCCGAACTTTTCCAGATATTTGCGAGAGTGCTTAGCCCAGACCTTCCGGCCCCAGCTCGTAGCCCCAAATTCCCAAGGGCGAGCAGCGCGCAAGGCTTTCTTTCGGGTGGCCAGGTCGGCATCTGCCGGAAGGCTGCGGTCAACCTCGGCGACAACACGGGCGGCGGTGTTTTGCCAATCGATCATGCTGCGTTCTCCGAAAAGGCATCTGTGATGCTGACGCCGTAGATTTCAACAATCCACCTCTCGGCGGTGCGGAGAAAATCGTCGAACTCGCTTTCGCTCATGCTGGAGAAGCTAATCGACTTCGGGACGGCGACCGTGAAGCCCTTGACCATGACAGGCGTGACGAACCCAGTATGGAGCTTCACCACGTCATGCAGGGCTTCCGGTGAGGGGGCGCAGTTGCAGGCTTTGACGACGCGCCCGAGATAAGACCAATACAGGCGAAGCTTCGCCGGCGAGCGGCCTTCCGTGACTGTCACCTTGACGCGCTGGCCGACAGGAAGACGCGAGATCAGATCCGCATCCGTCTGCATTTCCGGAACGAGGGCGTTTCCGCGGCGCTGGACGTAGATCTGAGGCTGTTCTGTCTTCGTCGCCATTGTCTCAGCCTGCCATCAACAGAGCTGCAGCGCCGTCAACTGGCTGCGTGTCAGGGTCGTAGATGTTGCGAAGCATGGCGATTTTGGCGCGAACCTCGTTCAGGAAGGTGATAACCTCCTGCTCAAGCCCTTCGATTATCTCGGGAACGCGGTGGACACGAACGCAGAAGAACTGCATGGCTTCTGGCATCCGAGGATCGAAACTGACGAAATCGCACCACTCGCGGCCGGTACATGCCAACTGAAACTGGATTTGTGTGATGTATTTCTGCGGAACAGCCTTTCCGACAAGCGTTTCGATGTGGGTTGCGGTGTTTGGGCATTTAATTTCAACTAGCCCGTCATCCCCCACCAGACCGTCAGGCGAGCAGCCAGCATCTGCAATGCTCGGGTGAGGTACGAACGAAACCTGCCGCACATCCACGTCCTTGTAGAACTCGTATGCTGACCGCGCCTGCGGTTCGGTATCTGTTCCCCACCTCATGGCGTCATTGGTAAAGCCCTCGGCAGGAACGCCGGTCAGACGCTCGCAGATGAGCTGCGCTGCATAGTTGGCGCGTGACGCCGAATGCCCCTTCTGCGTCTTGGCTATTACGTCAGCAACGCGCGATGCGGTTACCTTGCCGAGGCGCAACTGCTTCCACTCTTCAGAGCCCTGAACGATATCATCCATTGTTGCGGTCCCCCTTAGACTTCAGGAGCCGAACGGCTGCATCGAACTGGTCGGCGCGGATATCTTCAAGCCTTTCCACCTTGCCGCGAGCGCAAAATCTACGCTCATCCGCGCCGACCGCCTCGATAAGCTCCCTGAGATAAATTGCCTGGTCTTCGGTGATTGTCTGAGAAGCGCCTGCTGCCTTGCCGTCATCGTCCTCGCCGCGGCTCGTCAGGTTCAAGAGCGCGCCGGCAGTATAGCGCTTGCCGTAACTTGTAGACGAGCCGACAGATTGCACTGCATTCTTGCTTCCGCTCGCGTCGGTCGGCAACTCAAGTGTCGTTTCTTCACGGTGGCCGGCCCGATGCGACAGGACGGCAGTTACTGAAATCTGGCCGTCGATTTTCCCCGTTCTGAAACTGATGCCGAACCCGTACTTGGCAAGAACAGGCTTAATGGCTTCGTTGATGTCTTCCCAAAGAGCATATTTGCTTTGGGTATTGCCATTGCGATCCTTGATGCCGCCCCGTTCGACAATGACAGGAAGCTCCTGCTGCATCAGGGCAAAATCAGCGTCATATTCAGCCTTGGCATTCCTTGCCAAGATACGCTCCTGCATCTGAAGCAGGCGCTCCATCTTGTCGATATCGACGTTCGGGTTCATGGCCGCGCGCTCGATAACCTGGATGATCGCAGTGCTTTCAGATGTCACCGGAGCCGGCGCATGCTCGATTGTTTTAACGGCGGTAGACATGCGTAATCTCCTGATTTGCGCGGTCGTCGTCGGCAAACTTCTGATCGGCAACGACAAGCGAGATGCCAACGAGAGCAAGAACCCCGATAAGGACGATCGCCTTGTTGATGGCGTAAATCATCGCGGCAACGTCTTCCTGGTATTTGACGTTGATGGACTTTGCTTTTGAAAGAGCGTCAGACAAGGCGACAGGACATTCGCCAAGGGTGCGGAGGTCACAGCGCATTGTCGTCCCCCAAAGCGTTAAAGGCGGTGCGGAAGTGACCGACAGTCAGGCGAGGCGCTCGATTGTGGGCGAGCATCGGGCGGAACATGTCTTGGTTGTCCTCGTCCATGCTGATATCGTGCTTGGCGACAGCGGCGAATGGGCGAACCGCCTCACGCAGTTTAGTGTTCTGCGCCTCAAGATCGCGAAGGCTTGGGAACAGGGCGGAGAGAGCATCCCGAACGTCGCGGTTCTCGTCTTTCTCCAAGGCTATTGAGATGTAATCCCACTGCATCTGGTGCGGCCGCATATGCTCGACCATGGCGCGGAACACCTGCACTTGCTCTTCATCGGACATGTGCGAGAAGATATTACCGAAGCTGTCAGCATCCGCTTCGATGAAGATCGGGCGGCTGGATGTGATTTTTACATCGATCTTGCTCATAACGTGCAGCCCTCCACCACAAAAACAGGCACCTCTCCGCGGAAGTCGTACCGGTCGCCATCTCCGGTCTCTTCTGCTATCCGGCGAGACCAATATGCTTTCTCGCGCTGAGCCTTGTAGACAGCGGCGGTTGCAAGGTTGAGAGCGTCTGTCGCTTCTTCGAGCTTGGCTTCGAACTGGCGAAGCATGGTGGCTTTGCTGTTGGTCATGATGAAACCGACCAATCTACTTCGCCGGTTTTAGCTAGATGGCGCAGAGTCTCCGCTGCCTGTGTTGGTGTATACAGGTCTTGGTCTTGGTAATTTGCTGGGAGGAACAGTGATTTGGCGGCGTCTTCCTTAAGGCCGAGATATCCTCTGGCTCTATCAAAAAGCAGAATCTCGTCTGCCAATACGGGAGCTTTCCCGAACGAAAGCCATGACGCCCAACCGGCTATGCAGCTTGGCGTGCCACATTCATGGACGTAGCTGCTCATAGAAAATCCACTTTCAGCAGAAAAAGACGTATGCTGCTGCTGCTCAATAAGATCGGCGAGAGCCAGGATGCGTTTCTTGTTCACGTCAGCCTCCTTCGGCTACGAGTTGGATGAATGGGGGTGGGGAGGGAAGGGGTTGTCCATGAATCCGTGCTTGATGCCGTATTCCCAAGCCTTCAAGGTGTGCTCGACAACGGCTTTGAAAGCATCCGGATCGCAAGGAGTACCGTTCCCCGGACATGTTCCGAAAGCGTCCGCACAATCACGGCACCTTGGACCATAGTGCATCGCGTATTCGACTGGACCGAATTTGCTCATCGTCCATCCTCTTGATCATGTTGTGGTGTGGTGTCGGAGAGGGCGGCGCGGGCTGCAGCAACCATCTTGTCGTAGGCAGCATCGATTGCGGCGTTGTCGCCCGCAGTGATGAACTCGACCGGTCCAGTAAACTTGCGCAAGAGATCGTCGTAATCGACAACTAGCTTTAGAGCATGTTCCATAACTTCACTCATCAGCGTGTCCTCTGTTCTTGAGTTCATCCGCCAACTCCTCGGCGTAGCGCTCCACATTGAAGGTCGGCTTTGGCCCATCGGCTTGCCATGCCCAAAACAAGGAATCCGCTCTTGCAAGCTCTTGCTTTAGGAACTTCGTTTTCATTTGACTGATCTCGTTCCGGTTGCGCCGCATGTGTCACTCCGCAGCCTGAATAAAGTGGCCGAAACTGACGATTGGCTTTGAGAATGTGTCGGGAAGGTTTTCAAAGCGCTGAAACGAGAACACATGGCCCCCGACCCGATCGGCACGGCGCTTGGCCTTGGAATAGGTACGGAACCCGACCGCATCTTCGCGGATATCGGACCAACCGACCCATCCGCGCATTTCGCATCCGTCGTAGTATTCAACACCGGAAGCAGTAGGGCGGGAGATGGCGTGGCGGGGGACGAGGTACATCAGCGTCCCTCGGCTTTGTCTATGGCTCCGATCACCAGAGATGCAAGAGACGAAAGACGATCGTAATCTTGGTATACGTCCGGTACATCGCCGAGAGTTGTTCCAAAGACGGCCGCTTTCATCTCCTTCAATGCTTCAAGAAGATCGGGAGCGGCTGCGATCAGTTCGCTGAAGCGAACCCATTCTCCATCTGCCTTCTCGTATCTAAGGTATTCAAATATATCGACCGGAGGGCGTTTTGTCTGAGCCATATCAGCCTCCGGCCTTCCGAGACTTCATCCAGTCGTCAAATGCCGCTTCGCAGAAAGCGGGCGCAGCCGGGTCGCCGGGGCAGTCTCTGTGCATCTCGTAGTATCGGATGATCTGCGTAGCCTGGATGTCTCCGGCTTCATGAGCATTCACGATCTCACGAACGTAAGGTTTGATTTTATCTGCGAGTGCCATGCCCATCTCCTTCTCACCGACCCGGGCCGGTTACGCGGTGCGTTCGATCTCGCTCATGGTCGCGAGCGGTGATGCTTCCTTGAAGGCGGCGCGTAGATCGTCCTGAAGATCAGAGTTCTCGGACCAGATGGCGCGAGCGCGGGCGAGAGCTTTGTTCTCCTCTCGACGTTCCCTGGCCACCTGCTCGGCAGGACGGATGTAATCCCATCCGGCGCGGGTGTGGCTCATAGTCGTCAGGCATTTCTTGAATTCGGAAATCTGGTTATTCACTTCGCTCGTCATCGTCTCGTTCCTCTTCTTGCCGACCTCGGTTACCGTGGGGTGGGGCTATCTAGCGAAGATGCCCTTGAGCAGATCGTTGAAGCCGTAGTTGTTGCCGGTGATATTCTTCGCGGCGTTGGCGACCATTGCCTTCGTCAGCATGTCGCCAATCTCGGCAGTGCTTGCGATG